ACCCTGACAAAACTCTTTAGCAGAAGATGCGAATGTAGTAACATCAATATCCGCTGCCTCTCCGTCAAAGCCTGTGAATCCGACAATCTTCCCTACAGTTTGTGCTGTTGGTGTATCATCTTCATAAGTAACCACTATTCCATTCGCATAAATTGCGTTTGCCATTTTATAACTCCTACTCTTCTATCTGTTTATACTTAACTTCAACATTACCCTGTAGCCAAGCATCAACGATTAGAGGCTGGGTAATACTTGTGGTCTGCACAAATACGGTGGTTGTTCCTTCCGTTAATGTAGTTTGTGCCTTGAAGTGCTCTTTAATGTCATCCATTATCTCCAATAAAGGTCCTTCACCTCGACCTAAATCTATAAATACTGCTATTTGATATATCCCACTATTGTCCTGAAGGCCTGATAACATAGCTGGCTCAGACTCAAAAGGAACTAGGGTAGGACGTACCCAACTTGTTCCCTTCACTGGCTTTCTTCTAGTGGCTCCCCAATATATGGTGGGAAGACCTGGCACAGTATTTAATCTTTGTGCTAATGCACTCTGTATGTCTGCAAAGCTCATATTTTATTCCTTGCAATAATCTTGTTTAGTGTTGCTTCGAACTTATTAGCATTCTTTTCTACAAATTTTATCTCTACACCTGGCTGAACACTGTATCCGCCATTAATTCTTTCAGCGTAAGGTAGATTATTTGTAAGATATATGTTAGTATTAAGCTTATAGCCATTTGTGCCTGTCTGTGTCTCTGCTGTTGCACCACCATTAGAGCCTGATTGTTTACGGTCTATTTCACTGAATGCTGGCTGCTTTAGTGTAGTCTGCCAGTTACCACGCAATGAGCCGCCTGTATAACCTGCTGGTGGGCTTGATTGCCAATATGTAGGATTACCTACAGGGGTGGCTAATATAATGTCTGAGAACGTCTGTATGGACGCTGCACGTACACTCTTCTCTGTGGCCTCCTCTGACTGCTTAACGGCCTTATCAAATTCTCTGTTAAACTTCTTTAAATCTATCTTAATCATCTTTACACAATTTTTACTTTATTTTTACACTTTTGCTATTGACAAGATTGTATTTCTTGTATATAATAACCTTAAGGTTCCCAGGGTTGAATTATACTCTTTACAGCCGTAACTGACATATGTACATTATATCCTCTCCCCCTGGTGTCTTACTCTCTACTTCCATTATCCTGTAATCAACCCCTTTAAATGTAACTACATTATCAATCTCTGGTACTCTACTAGTTTTCTCTATAAACAATCTCAGGTCATTAGCTTGTATTGTTTCACCATCAATCTCACTCTTATCAAATGGAACAACTACTCCCCACCCTGAGAATGTATCTGTTACTTTAGTATTAGTTTGTGAAGCCACATCAAACACCTCACTAGTAGCATAAGTAATAGTTATCTCAGATGACCCTCCAAACTTCTCTAATAACCTAGAAGCTAAAGAAACCATCTTGTTATAGTCAAACTTAGTACTCATCGTCTAACCCCATAACTATATTGACCACCATTACCACCTAACAAAGGTGCTATTGTATTTTCTATAATAGAGAATCTTAATTGTGTTCCAGTCTTACCAGAATTAAAGTATTCTACTTTTACAGCCCCTACTACCTCTTCTAGTTTAACATTCTTACCGTCGCTATTAGTGTATAAGGAATTACCGGCTTCTAATTCAGCAGCTGCATATATTTCACTATCAATAAGCTCTTGTGGTATTTCATCATTATCAACATAATACCCATCGATATAAACGTTTGACCTAGGCCACTGTAATGACTGGTCACTCTCTACTTTAAGGCCCTGATATTGTTCCCTGTAGTATCTATCTACATATAAGGTTGCTTGTATTAATTGTGCTTCTGCTGTAGCATCCACAGAGGATATTGTTACCCCCAGTGCTGATGCTCTTGTTCTAGCATCTGCTAAGCTTACATATGTATTAGCATTGGCAACTATAGAGCCGTCCTCAACTATCAGTGTCATCTAATATATCCTCATCAAAGTTAAAGATTAATTCCATATCTTCTTCGTCAATCTCTATGGGCTCTACAACACATTGCCAACACTCAGAACAATACACCTCAAACTTAGAGGTAACTAATAATTGCTCCTCATCACAGTCAGGACACACCATTATTTGTTCACCCTCTTGAAGGTACTTTATTTCTTCTTCTTTCTTTTTCTGCTTAAACTCTATTATATCGCCCATACTAGCCTCTTATGTTGTTGTACTATCGATACCGTCTATTAGATATGTATCTGTGTCTATAACCCTAACAGTGACTCTCCTGTAGCTTTGTGAACCACTAGATACGCCCTTAGCAACGGCTGCACCTACAGACGCTTGCCCATTAATTGTGCTGTCCGTGTTGGGGGCAACAAATGTCACGGTATTGGTGGTTGCATCGTCTAGTACCCAACATTCACATACTCTACCAATATCAGCTTCGGTGGCTGCAACTAGGTTAGCTGTTACAGCTCCACCACTGTTATCTACTCTGTATGCCTTATCCCAATTAGCTGTGAATGTGCCAGTCTTTAAGGCTGTGGATGTTGTTAAGAAGCCCGCTGGCACTGTTAATTGGCTTCCTTCTGCTGGGACTTGTCCAAACTTATCTGCACCAAAGAATCTGGCTCTTGAAGTATCACTTAAGTCAGTACAGTTACCTCGTATTACTAGAAAACCTCTGAGCATTGCATCTTTAAGTACAGGGTTTTTTACAAATGATTCGGCATTAATTGCTGCTAAAGCTAATCCTAAGTTAGCATAGATATTTTGACCATATGCAACAATAACGTCGTCATTAGCTGAGTCATAAAATATTCTTTGTATTTGCCAGTTATTTCCTGCAAGGCCTAGTGTTCCTGAGCCATCATCATAATTGGCTGGGTCTACGTCTTGCGTCAGGGGAAAGTCAATAGTAAAGTTTCCTGTCCCATCTTGGTATGGCTTAAATAAGAATGGGGCAGACAAAGCACTGTCATTTGTTATATTCGGAGATTTTACGGAATTTGTAAAGTTATTACCAACTCTAAATGATTGCCCAGCAGACTTTGCTAGTTCTAAGTCAGTTGCGTTAGCACTAAAGAGATTTCCTGATATGTTGACTAGTCCCAAGGCTGCTGATAAGTCATTTAACACATTAACTGCATCGTATCCTATTGTTGGGAAATTTGATACGTTCTCTAGGAAAGAATTGCCTGTATGGACAAGTAGGCCTAATACAATATAATCTCTTCTATTTACCGCATCGATGTCGCCATTAAATTGTACAACATTTCCACCTTTATCTATAACCACATAGCTAGTGAAATCAGTAGCCAAGTATTCGGTTGTCTGGGCCGTAAATGCTGGCCACTCTACTCTCACAACAACTGGGTTCTCTGGGTCTGTGTAATTGTCCATAATAATGCCCTTACCGGCTACTATGTCGAATTTGGTGTTATCTCCGCTGTTTACTGATAAGGCTCCGCCCTCATACACCCCACTTGATAGGTTGTTGTAGTTTAGTTTAATTAATTCTGTTGTGTATGTTATGTCTCCAACTATATTATCTATTAAGTACCTTCTTTGCTCTGAAAAAGGTCCTATACTGGTAGAACATAACTCATTTAAGTTTATGTTAGGGAATAATAATTTGTTTGCTGACTGTCTCTGTGCGCTTCCTGCTGCATCTGATAAACGTCTTACGATGGCCGTGCTTCCCTCTGCATTACTGCTAACGTTTAGTATTGTTTCAGGCGGTAACAAAACTGTAATTGACATTTGTGTTTTCCTTAGAGTTAAGGGCAGCCGAAGCCACCCTAGTTGTGATTAGTCTAGCAAAAGAACTAAATGTTCTGGTTTGATTACTTGATAACCCCATGCTAAGCTAACTTCGATTTTCATTGCATAGTACATTCTGTACATAGCAACATCAAAGGCTAAGCCACTTCGTGGGTCTTGGATAACCATTCTGTCAGAAGCCATATCGCCGCCCATTGGAAGTGCAGGAGCACGAGTGATAAGGTGTATAGCGTTTCTGCTGAATGCCATGTTACGCTCTTGTGCTGCACCTACGTTAGCAACAGTGATTGCAGTTGTAGAGGCTGCGATAGCTTGCTTAAGGCCAGGAGCTGCTAATGTGATAGTACCACCATTAGATACATCAGCGTCACCAGACTCAACAACGTAAAGGTTGTCATCACCTGCGAAGGAGATAGTGTCACCGTCTTTGATTTCACCAGTACCAGCAGAATCTAAAGTGATTACCGTATCGCCAACTGCATAACCGGCATTATCTGTTGTTGCTGAAGCAGCATCACCGGCAGTGCCTTGTGAGATGAAGTTAGATTCACGGATTTGGAAACCGAATTGGTCTAACAACACGCCTTGTCGTAGCATAGAGGTGTCACCAGAGGTATTTGCACTAGCATAAGTACTGTTACCACGGAAACGATAAGCAGCTACGTTAGAAAGAACCATTTGTCTATCTTGTAGAGGTGCACCATTCTTGTTTAGCTCTCTGATTGCAGCAGAAGCATCAAGGTAGTTGTCACCATCGAAAAGGTTAGTACCTGCTGGGTTTACTGCATTAGATGCCTTAGCAAACTCACCACCTAGGTCAGCCTCAACTTCGTTGACCAAAGCTCTCATAGCTTGTACTAGCTGGTCTTGAAGGATTGGGTTATATCCTGCACCTGACTCAATGCCGCGTGTCTCTTCACCTTCCCACTTAATCTCTGCTTTCTTAACTTTAGAGATAGTGATTTGTTTGTTACCAATTGTCTGCTCACCTGTGAAGCTAGGGTCTTGAGCAGGAACAATATCAGAAGTAGTGTTTGAAGGTGTTACAAATGAACGTACTACTTGGTCCTTTGCTGCCCTTTCTGCGCCAGAGTCTCTTGATACTGCTGGCATAATTCCCACAAGCTCACGCGATACGACATCAAGCGAGGCATACAAATCTGGGATTAAATCTGTTAATGTATTTGCTGTCATTTTATATTCCTATTAAATTATTTTATATTTACCTTTACGAGCATCTAGTGCCACTTCTCTTTGTTGGTCTAAGGAAAGCTGGTTAAACTCTGCTCGTGTCATTTCTTGTACTCCAGCAGCCCCACTGCTTTTGTTTGTATTACCATTGGCCCCGCCTCCGGTTGCTTGATTGCCACGTAACAAGTGTGACATGTGTGGGTTGTTACCGGCCCACTTCTTAAAATCAGCTGCATTATCTGCTACAACATTTCCTGCGAAGTCTCTGTAGATTTCTGAACCTTCTTTAACCTCTACCATGTTCTTAAGCATAAACGCTGCTGCTTCACCATCAACATAGTCCCCGACTAATCCATTAATGATGTTTAACTTCTTACTGTTATTCTTTTCGTCTAATAGCGATTGTCGCCATTCTTGTTGTTCTTTTTCTCTATCTTTATCTCTTTGCTCGTAGAAAGCTTTTATCTCTTCTAAGTCACCACGTTGTTTGACTTCATCTTCTTTAGCTCTTTCAGCTATAGCCTTCTTCTCAGATAACAACTCATTTACCTTGCTCTTAAGCCCAAACACTTCATTATCTATCATGTCCTGTACTTGGCCTTTGGTAAACATCTCTTCTTGTGCTTGGTTCTCTTGTTGGATGTTTTCGTTGTTGTTTTCTTCGCTCATTATTAGCCCTGCCTTTAATGATTACAGTGACCCCATCACTGCATGGATTTACTGAGATACTCAGCAATTCTTTTGTCTTTCTGTGCCATCTCTTCAATATCTAATGGTTGATTGAATTGATTAACACTAGCTTTCTTGAATTCTTCAGGCGTTAAACCTGCATTTCTAAATATTCTGCCTTGTGCAGGCCCCAATGCTTCATCCTGGAATGCTGCTGGCTGATTCTTTAGCCAACTGTAGTATGTTGTATTAGCTCCCACTGCACCGCTCTCTGAGGGCCTTGTAGCACCTGTATCAACTCTAAACTGCTCTGCTAATACTGGGGCTGTTGTTGACCTACAATTGTAATGAAACGGAGGTTTTGGATGCATTCCCTTAATTGGGTACTCTTCACCGTCTAGGCTTCTGCATATCTGTGATGTTCTGCTGTCTAATGTAGCTACAATTCTGTATGACACCACGATATCGCTATTATCTTTGTATACTTGTTGTTTCGTTTGTTCTTGTAAGTGGGTAACGCCTGTCTTGGCCATTGTAAATGCATTAGCCCTTGTTATGTTCATTAATCCATCTCTAAAGTTGTTTCTTTTAGTGCCAACTATAGCTCTGCTTATCTCTTGTGTTGTTTCACCACTAAAGAAGCCTGATGTGATTCTGTCTACCACTCTTTTAGCCTCATCTCTAGGGAAAGCATTTAACAATGACTGTAAGCTAACAGCTGCTCCCTTAGAGCCTATATTCATGGGAGTATTCATCACCGCACTAACTGTTTTCTTCTGCGGAGGAACAGATACGGCCTGTGCCTTCTGTATTGCCTCTGAAAGCGTGTTCTTCTGAAAGTTATATTCTTCTTTTATGAAACTACGCTGTTCACTCTCTAGTATTGATGGATATTTAGTGTATATCTGTATTAAACGCTTCTCAATGCGTCTATTTAGCTCTCTGAGCTGTTTTCTATTGCCTATGCTATCTACCCTACTGAGTTGCTTTAAAATGTACTCACGGGCTTCTCTGAGGACAGGAAGAGACTGTCTAGCAGCTGCCTCTCCTACTTTGATGACATTAAGTTGATGCATTGTGTTAGCATCTATTAACAAATCATTATTCGTTGTCATCTAAATCTTCATCTTCTGGTTCATCGTCTTGCTCTGGTGTTGCATCTAAGAATATCTCTTCCTCTAACGCACTATCTGGAAGATTACCAGATTTAACTAATGCTCCTCTAAACTCATCAACAGTAACAAGGCCCATCATCACCTCTTGTGCCCACTGTGCTCTATCTTGAGCTGATAATGGAACACTGAAGAACTCTCTATTGATATCGATTGTAGATTCACCTGTTACACCCATGTAATCAGCTACCCACTGCAATGACAGCTCTATAGCTTCTTCTGAGTTACGAACTACCATACCTAATACACTTGTTTCTGTAGAACGTTGTATGATTGTTGTTTCAGTACTTACGTTGCTTGATTGAGGGGTAATGAGTAATGCACCTGCTTGTACCATCAAAGATTCTATGTGTTGCATCTCCGCTACGGCTGCATCATTAGCACTGGCTTGTAACAAGTCAACACTTCCTCCAGCACCTAACAAATAAGCATTGTAACCACCCATCGTTATGCCTTTAGGGTTGTTTGTCTCAAACTCTTCGTAATCAAAGTTCTCACCAGGGAATGCAAACATTGTGGGGGCAAGCTGTCTTATGCTCTCGTTTCTCATTGCTGAGTACTCTAAGTGTTTAGCGTTCATCCTGGCTAGGTCATATAAGGGAGAACCAGTGGGATACCATGTATTACTCTCAGCACCAAAGAAAGCAAAGGGAATATAATCTAATCTCTCACCCCTAGAGTTCCTAGGCTCATATTGTTCATATAATCCTGAGTTGATATCTGCATTGCCGTCTTCTAATCTGTATAGCTGTTGTATATACTGGCCATTCTCGTCTAAGTAGAGCACTCTGTATTGTTTCTTTGTCTCTATGCTAAACTGACCTACTCTGTCTTGATAGTCTTCTTCTAGCACTATCTGTTGCACTACTGTCACAGCACCCACTTTGATTGTGTACACATTAATGATGCTTTCAGCGTTATAGAGATGCATTGTAGCAAACCTATTCATCAATACGTCATCAGCCTTCGATAGGGCGTCGTCACTAGCTGCAAAGTCTGTAAGGATACCACCATAACCCTGTAACAAGTTCTCACTCACAACGTCCTGTGTGAACTGCTCTAGGCCTTTACTATTTCCGTCTGTATTTTCATTCAAATACTCTAAGCCAGCTGAAAGCTCTATCTTTGTAGGCTTTCTAAAGACAACTCCTAATGAACCATCTAAGGTCTTCTTTAGGGCAGGGAATAATGCAGCTCCATCGATAAAGTCTTGATGTCGTTGTTGGGCTAATGGGTCAGCACTCCACCTCTCAGGATAGAACAAATGCTGCTTCCAGTTCTTACATAGTGTTATATCACTATTCTCCAACAATCTATTTAGCTGCCATTTTCCTATGTTGTCTTGCCATGCTTGGCTCTTGGCTTCTACTCCTGATTGTGTCGTCATATTTATTAACTCGCGAAATTAATATTTATTTGTCTTATTGGTTTTCTAACAGGCATTTCATAGACAATTGGATAGCCTGTAGCGTCATTCTGATGGTCTTTACCGCTGTCCTTATCTGGTACACCATTCTTATCAAACGCTTGTTGTTCTAAGCAGTATGCAGCCTCTGGGGCTGTTGTATCATTAACAAACACTCTGTTCTTCTCAAACCCTGTATTCACTGCTGTGTATCTGTCTTTCACTCTAGGGTTAGCCTTACGTGCTTTTACTTTAAACTTGTATTCATCCTGTAGGATAGCTATGTCACTAATGGCAGCTCCTTTACCTGACCTTGTATCACCTCGTTGACCTGAAGCATCAGGATAAACAATAATAGGGTTATCTGGGTACTTAGCTATTAATGCTTCTGACATTGTACGTGTATCGTATTCATCTATCACTTCATCCACTAAATGCCAGTCTTTCTTATTGTTCCTTCTAACATAGATAGATGCTGCCATCTTACGCACGTTAAAGTCCATTCCTACATATAGAGGCTCTGTGCCTTCTACTTTCTCATTACTTCTGCACCGTACACGGTCATAGCATGAATACACTGTACCAGATGTAAGGTTAACAAACTCACCGTTGATGTATGCCTTGGCTTGCTCTGCTGTGTATGTTTCGTATAGAGAGTCTATGTATTCATCATCAAGGTTTACTGCATTCTCTAGGGTAGATGCTTGTACCATGCTGTAAGACTTTGTAGGCTTCTTATCAAACTTCTCATAAACAAAGCCATAGCCTTCAGGGGTGGTAGTAACAACAAAGGTATTGTTAACTCCTGGTACTTTCTCACGTCCCCTTGCTATGATGTTCTTCCACGCTTCCTCTGCCTTGCTTAATGGCATTGTGTCAATCTCGTCAATCATTGCACATGTTATATTAAAACCAACAATAGAGCCTGGATTATCCATACTCTTGCATATGATGCGCCCATAGAAGATGCCATTGCGATATACTTCTACATGTTTCTTCTGTAGTAGTATCTTTATTTGAAAGCCTAGCATCTCTGCTACTTTCTTTGCTGTGGGGAAGAACACATCTGTTATACTTCCATAGCTTATACCAAAATACCCTACGTCTTGCCCAGGATGCTTTGCTATAAACGTGAATAAGTATGTTGTTCCTATGAAGCTCTTACCACTTCCATATCCACCTACATAAGCCTTGAATCTAGTGTCTAGTTCATTTAGTAATATGTGTTGTGCTGCGTTAAGCTGCATTACTTGTTTTTCCTAGCTAGATATTCCGTTATGTCTATAACATTATCAAACTTCTTCACTACTGGTATGTCTTCACATTCATCATCACAATCATGTTCATCGATACGGATGGAGAATGAATTAAGGTTTTGTATTAGGCTGTATGCATACTCTTGTGATGGCCCTTCATGTAGGATAACACCAAAGTCATCTATAACAGTGACAAATTCTCCCAACACTAATGCCTCAGCTACTTCAGGACATAATAGGGGATTCTTTGTGTATTCTACGCCATCAATTATGTGTATCATTGTTCGCTCTTATTTCTTAGACTGTGAAGTATAAGGTCATTACGGGCTGCTCTCACTGCTGTTATTTGTGCCTTAACGTCTGTTAGGCCCTTTAAGAGTTCCTCAGACGGTAGTAGTCCCGATGACAACATCTCTTCTCTAGCCAATTCCAACGTGATTAATATCTCATCTAGTGCGTTAAGTGCGTACATTATTTACCCTTCTTCACCTTCACTTCGTTCTTAGCTGGTAACACATCAAACTTAATTTCCATTGGCTCAGCCATTGCATGTTCAGCTGCTTGCTCTGCTTGGTCCTCTGTTAGCCCTACAAATGTCTTCAACAAGAATATAATCATTGTAACATTCCTGTCTTCTAGAGCTATGTCAATTGCCGTTTGTACAAGCTTCATCTTAATATTAATTGTTTCTTTAAGTTCTTCTTCGTAATGCTTATTTAGTGTTTTAATGTTTAAACCCATGTACATAGCGATGTGCTTCTTGGGTAAACACTTAGCCATGTTCTTCACTAATTGTCTTGATAAATCATTGGGTTTATGTGCCATTATGTTCTCTTTTAATAAGTGTTAATTCTTCTTCTTGTAGTATCTTTAGGAACTCATCATAATCTTCGTCGCTAACATAGATGTGGTGTGTCTGTAAGTTCATGAATGATTCTAGTTCTTCATCGTCCATATCTTCGTTCATCATCCAGTATCTTATCTAATATCTTGTCCAGCTTCTTATCTATGCTGTGTATGTCGTCTCTCATCTCTTTAAGCTGTGAACCTTGTACTGCCTGTTGCTTGTCTAGCTCTGCATGCTGTTCTTCTAGCTTCTTAACCCTTCCTAGCAGCACTCTACCGCCCCAACCCATCAGACCAATAGCTCCTACCAAGATAGGGTTTATTATGTGTTTTAATGCAGCTATGATGCCGGCTTCTGTCATCATTCATCCTTTCCATTCTCTATGTAATCAAAAGCCTTGTCCGTCATATCTACTTCAGCTTGAGACAATGGTCGTTGCTTAGCTACTCTCATTATATCAAACAATACTTTACGTTGGAGCCTAACTTTCCTCTTCCCTGCTAAGTACTTTCCTAAATTATGAAATATTGACTGTATTGTTTCTTTACTTACTGAGATAGACCATACAGTGAACATTATCGCTATACAACTTTGTACATACCAATCGGGTAATATCTTTAGATTCTCAAATATCTGTGCGCCATGCTCGGGAAATACCCATGATATCATAAATGGACCAAACCACATAAAGAAAGTGAAGTACTTAAACCACTTTCCTGTACTCTTTAATCTTGTGGTATTTAATTCATGCTCATTAGCTAATTGAAGCTCTATAGTGCGTTGTTTGCCCTGCTCTATAGCCATGTCTGTCTGGTGCTCTGCCTGCTTACGTTCTTGATAACGATTCCAAGCTGCTCCTATTGCTGTTACGATTGGTGCTAGGAATGCTGGTATTGCCATATTAATTTATTCTCTTGGTGTCATCTGATACTAATTGGTCGGGGTGGTAGGGATTTGCACCCTACATATGGAGATATTGGCCTATATCTATATCCACAACACCTTGTGCCGCTTTACCTATTATCACTACACCCCGAATTTATTAATCTCACTGTAGTAGGATTTTTATTAAAATTTCATGTAATCCATACTAAAATCCCAGTGTAATAGGATTGCCGTTATAAGTACAGGACTGCCCTCCCACCTGTATCCAGCCCACCGCCTGCTGGTCCCATGTCTCGCGTCTACTAAGCCATTTCCTGCCTTTCGCCAGACTTCTAACCCTATAGCCCTTTGCTAGGCTACAGCCAGTCCTTAATTCGCGAATTGCGAACCATATAACGTCCCGTTCGGTAGCATATCACCACAATATGTAGTATTTATAACCTTGACATACCGTTCGGGAAGAAACAAAAACCTCCAAAGTGTGCATTGTAAAGAGGCATGGAGGCTGTGTTATTCATGCTACATGTTTTAAGACTTTGTAGCAACGTCTATCAGCCTAAGTAATTCAGTACCTTGTCGGGATAACAACTTACGTTGCGTTCCTACCTGCATACCCTGGCGTAATAAGGTTAGCCTAACCCACTACTAACATGTGTAACTCGTTCCCTAAGAATCTCAGTTAACACTTCCCAGCACAGCTACTTCAGCTTATCCAACTGCTGCTTTGCCCCACTCACAGATAGTTGTACCAGTGGAAACTATCAAACACTGCTAGCGCATTCTTTTATTTGGCTCTAGCTACCAACTTGGCAGAGGAGGACGGATTTGCACCGCCATTAACAGGTTTGGATCTTCTTCT